GAATAATCATAATTATAATCTAATTTAATAATAATATTATCTAAATATGTTTCTCCTGGACCGTGTATAAAAAATGGAGCATTATTATTATATATCACATAATCTTTATGAAATATTAATAAATTATCTATTTCTTTATATGTATTTTCTAAAGTTAAAAAAATTTCATTATTACTATCTATATATAAATTATGTTGATTATATTTACAATATTTAGTTAATAATATTTGATCATCTGAATTATCATATGGATTTAAATTATATATTTCAATTAATATTTCTTTAATATCATATACATAACCAATATATGTTCCTGCATTAATAGATTTATTATTACAATAACCAAAATATATCATATGAAAAAAACTATGTGTATTATAAGCAAATTTTTGCTCAGATATAATTATTTTACAATTATATTTATTTTTTAAATTATTGAATACATTTGGTAATTCATTTAAATTTCTACTACATATTACATCAAATCCATCTACAAAACATACAATATCATTATTATTTAAAGAATTTAAAAAATTTAATACTAATTTATATCTCCAATTAAATCCTTTCCATTTTTCTCCATAACCTAAAACTATTAGATCATAATTATATTTTTTGCAACTATATTTTAAATATTTTAAATATCCATAATCATGTGTGGCTACTGTAACTATATATAATTTCATTATATTATAATATAATATATTATATTATAATTTTAGATAAATTATAGTATGTCTATAAAAATAGTTACATCCGAATTTAGGATTTTTGGAAACTTTTTATTAAAGAATTAAATTATAAAATATTTTATAATTTTATAATAAATTAAAAATTTATTTTTATTTAAAATATTCTAATTAAAAAAAATATGACATATGATCCTATTTTTATGCTAAATAGTATTTAAATTAAAAGATCAAAATTATAGTTTACACATGAAATTATCAATGCTAAAAACTTATTAATATTTTATTATAAATAATATTAGTTATTTTTATTGTAAAAATTTTATTAAAAATTTTATTTTTTATTAAAATTTCTAGCATTGTCTGAAATAATTTTAAAATTCTCACTTTTTTTATATATTTTATAAAAAAATAAGAATTTTAAAATCAGTTCAGGTGTAAACTATTTTATAATTTAATTCTTTAATAAAAAAAGTGTCCAAAAATCCTAAATTCGGGTGTATTAAAAATATAAATTTATTACTTGTCTTTAAATTGATTTATTATTAAATTATAAAATATTTTATAGTCATCGCAATTTAGAATTCTACTAGATGTATTTTTATAAAAATATATGTACTATTTTATGTATGCATATTATTTAATATTATAATTTAATTCTTTAATAAAAAAGTGTCCAAAAAACCTATATTCGGGTGTATACATTTCGTAATTATAAAATAGTTTAATAATATTATAAATATATCTTTATAAAAAATATTAATAATTATTAATATGCATATTTTTTTATTATTATTTTTATTAATTATTTTTTACATTATTTTTTATATATTAAATATAAAATTATATAAAAAAGATGTAAACATAAAATTTGATAAAAGTATAGAATTGATAATATCAAGATATAATGAAAATTTAGAATGGACTTTAGATAAACCATTTAATAATTATAAATATATAGTATATAATAAAGGCAATAATGATAATTTTGAAAAAAAAAACATTGTAAAAATAATAAATCTTAAAAATGTTGGAAGGGAAAGTCATACATATCTATATCATGTTATAAATAATTATAATAATTTATCGGATATTATCGTTTTTTTACCTGGAAGCATTAACATGAATTATAAAAAAAGAAAAGCAATAAAATTATTAGAAACAATTGAAGAAAAAAATAATGCTATATTTTTATCAGAATATTATTCTAAAAATGCTACAAGTGATATGTATTATTTTCAATTAAATAATTATGAATCAAATTATATCAAAAATCAGAATGAAAATGTAAATAATTTTAAATTAAGTAATATAAGACCTTTTGGAAAATGGTATAATAATACATTTAATAATAGAGTTTTACATAATATATCTTTTTGGGGAATATTTTCTGTGTCTAAATATGATATTTTAAAAAATAATGTAAATGATTATGAACTTTTATTAAAACAATTAAATGATTCATCTAATCCTGAAGTTGGACATTACTTTGAAAGAAGTTGGGAAAGAATTTTTAATATTTCAAATACAAATACAAAAATTTTAAAATATAACAATATAAATATGTTAATGATATGTATTAAAATTGTTATAATAAATAGATCCTTAAATATATTATGATATTTTAGCTACAATATAAGTTCATTCTTAAAGAATTAAAGGATGTAAATTTTAGTGATTCTCAGGTGTTTTTACTTCCATAATAAATGGTTCGTCATACACATTTTTAGATATTTTTGGTAAAGATACAAGATTATCAGGTGTAATATTATGATAATTAAATTCAGGTAAAATATTTATACTTATTAATAATTTTAATATAAAACCCATGCAATTATAATTATTATCAATAGGACAGTCAACAAAACACGGTAAAAAATAAAATTTTAAATTATTTATATCTAAATTTTTTAAAAAATTAAATATTTTATCATTATTTATAGGTTTGTTTATTTTAAATAATCTATAATATCTAGTCGCGTGATAATTATCTCTTAAATAATCTTCTAACATACATATTTCAATATGTTTACCTAAAGTTAAAATATTATATGGATACCCACAACTTTCGGATCTATAATGAAGTACATAATCTTTATTATTAAATTTAAATATAAATAAATTATGAAAAAATTTTAATGGAACGATATAATATAAAAATCCACCACCATTATTCCAATTTATTACTTCTTGTAAAATATCTCCGGTATTGAATTGAATATTATTATGTTTTAGAGTATTCATTTGTTCTATCAAATAAACATTATGATAATAATAAATATTGAATATATATATTTGTAATATATTTAAAATATATAAAAATATTATAATAAATATAATATTAAAAAATATATTTATAAATATATTATTTATTATATATTTATTTAAATATTTTTTTAATATAATATATATAATACATAAAATTATAATTAATAAAAATAAAAAAAATAATCTTATATATGCATCTTTAGTATCTTTTAAATAATTAACATTCTTAGGTTTATCTATTGTAGTTTCTATATTATATTTATTTTTTAAATAATAATATAATTCTAATAAATCTTTCTTAGAATCATTTTTATCTGTCATTTTATAAAATAATAAAAGATAAAAATATTAGATTTTTCTACTTTTATTTAATAAACCAATATATGAGTTTTCTAAATCGCTATATTTTCTTTTTAATGTTTTTAAAGTTGAATCCATTTCTTCTTTATCATATTTTAAAAGAACAATATTTTCTTTTAATTCATCAATATTTTTTTTAAAATCATCATTATCAGATCTAAGAGAATTATTTTGATTTTTTAACATATTATTTTTATCCATTAGGTCATCCAATGATTTTGACAAATATTTATTATTATCCTCTAAATTATTCAATTTTTTATCAAGAGTAGAAATAGTTTTATGTAATGTTGTATTTGTTTCTTTTAAATTATTTAATTGATTTGTGATTACATATTTTGTTTGATATTTTAAAGAAAGATCAAAAGCATCTTCTCCTTTTAATGTTTTTAAATATGGATTTGCACCCATATTTAACAAATGTTGCATCATTTTTTCATTATTAAATTTAACAGCATAATGAATCGCATAATAACGATTTTTAGTATCAATAATACTATTAACATTTGCTTCAGTAATTAGTTTTGAAAAATCTTCAAAATTTTCTGTACTAATAGCATATATAATATCATTGTTTTTAGTTGTTGCAGAAAATCTAACACGTGTATTCGACATTTTGTTAATATATTGATATTATAATAGTAAAATAAAGTATGAATAAAAATAAATCAATTTTTTTTTTGATCAATATTATGACCAAAAAAAAATTGATTTATTTTTATTATGATATTTAGTTATTAATTATAAATATAAAATAAAATATATGATGTCAACAGTAGATATATTTGATAATATTGAAACAAATGTTATGAAGGTTTTAACTAGAAAACCGGGTGTATGGATAAGTCAATATACATTATATTCAAATTTATTAGAAGAATTAGAGATTAAAGATCCGATTGAAAAAGAAAATTTAAAAATCAAATTTTTAATCGTTCTTCGAAAATTATCATCCATATTTAATAATGTAGAAGTATCCTTAACAAACGGTTGTTTATATGCTATTTTTAAAAATATGGATAATACAGAGGAAATTCAAGAAAATAAGTTAGAAGATAATGAAAATAATGATTTAAAAATAGCCGATTTAAAAATGCCGAATGAAAATGCAATAATTCGTTTTATTGTAGATGAAAATATTGAAAAATATAATTCTATAAAAGATTTTCAAGGAAATAATATTTTACATATATTAGCATTATTTAATGATCTTCAAAGATTTCAAAAGATGTATTTAAAACATAATGATCTTTTATTTGAAGTAAATAATAAAAATAAAACACCCATTGACTTAATTACAGATATTAGAATAACAAATCTTTTATTAGCAGATGTTATGAAAGAGTGTAATGATGTTAAAAATAAATTTAAAACAGAATATATAGAATTAAAACAAATGAATGTAATATTAGGATTAATACTTTTTATTTTAGTATTATTTATTGTGTTTTTATATATTTTTATTATTATGAATTCTTTTACACCCTTGAAGAATTAAAATGGAACAAAAATTCCATAAAAATAACTGATATCTTAAAAAAAGTATCAACAGATATTTCAAGGTTTAGGTTTTTCAACCTTGTAGTAAATTTTGGGTATGTCAAAGTCTTTAAACCCGACTGAATGATTAGGTTTTCAATATATTTAGATTTCTACATAAATAAGACGGTCTTTCTTTTTTATGTATCGCATTATATGCTATTTTATAAATATTTGAAGCACCATTTACATCTCTATTCCACATAGTATTACAAGATTGACACTTTAATAACCCATGCACTAATATTAGATTGTCTTTATATGGTTTCGGATTTTTCATTTTCATAAACTTTTTACATTCTCCTCCATTACAACCCGAACATTTACAACTTGTTCTGAATTCATTTACTAAATATACTTTATAACCGTTTTTTCTCAATAATGTTCTAAATCCTTTCCCTTTTGTTGGTTCTTTATATTTCATATGTTGTTTTTGTTCAAAATCACCAATCGCTATAATAGTATTTTTTTCATTTCCAAATTTATTTTTAAAATTTTTAATAAGTTTTTGTTCTGTTTTCTTTCTATTTATATAACCATTTAATTTTAATTTTCTAAATATATATTTTTCATAAAATGGATATAAAATATTATTTATATTA